TGGGTCTAGTACAGACATTAGAAGTAGAGTTACAGCACACTTGATAAGTGTTACTAGAAATAATAATAGTAGAGCTAATAAAAATCTTTTAAGTGCTGTTAGAAAATATGGTATAGATAAGTTTGAGATAGAAATATTAGAAACGTGTGAAGATAATAAATCTACTATATCTTTTTTAGAATGTAAATATATAAGAGAATTAGGTACTTATAATTGTGTTAGAGTGGATGGTAGGAAAGTCAAGCGTTTTGATTTAGATGGTAACTTTATTAAAGAATACATTAATATAAAAAGTGCAGCTAAAGATGTAAATATACAACCTGATAATATATATCAATGTTGCTTAATGAAGAAAAAAACCGCTGTACGAAAAAGTATGTGGAGATTTTCTGACGAATGTCCTTTTTCTAAAATAGAATGCTATAAAAAATATTGTCCAGTTGGTGGAAGAATAGGACATAAAATTGTTTAGTTTGATAAAGCTGGAAATTTTATCAGAGTATTTGATAAAATTTATGAAGCTGCTAAATTATTAAATGCGGATTTGGCTACTATACACAGGTGCTGTAAAGATAATAAAAACAGTTTCAATAGAACAGCCTATGGATATAAATGGAAATTCTATGAAGACTATTTAAAAGAATGTGCAAATGGAAATTAATAGTTAGATAAACACTTTTCAAGGAGGTCTCAATTTGGACAGTGATATTACTATGCTAGCTGATAACTAGTATAGATGGGCTGAGAATATTCGACTACTCACAGATAATGCTGGTACTACAGGTATTCTATAGAATATAGAAGATGTAAGATAGTACGAAGGTGGTATTGAAGCATCTGAAAATATACTTGGTACAGCAGTAACTAGGTGGTACAATTCTACTAAGAAGATAGTAGAAGAATGTGGTATAGTAGTTACTATGGAATTGTATGAAGGAACTTATATTAATAATATATGGGCTATAACTGATTTCAACAGTATTAAACCTACTTGGACTTTAGTAGTATCTGCTGTTATGAATCTAGTTAATAAAGTAGCTATCGTTACTAATTATGAGTCAGATAAAGTAAGCAAGATATATATATCTGATGGCACTTCTTCTATTAAATGCATTAATATATCTGCTCAATATAAGACAGATAAAACTAATCACATAGAAGATGATACTTACTTTGATCTATTACCTAGTTCTACTATTGCACCGTTTAAGTTTATTGAATTGACATCTGGTAATTTACCAGCTGGTATGATACAATATTGTTATCAGTTATTCAGTGTACATGGCGGAGAAACATCTACTTCTTCATTAAGTTCTATGATACCTATATCATCTAGTAATTCAAATTCATCTAAAACATTTAAAGGTGATAGACAAGGTGAGAGTACAGATAAAGGTTGTATGTTACAAGCTACTTTGTTCAATGATGGTAGATTTGAAAAG